TTTGAGAGCAATAAAGCGCAAACAGAATGTGATGATATAGTTAATCTGTGTGTTGAAGCTATTAGCCTTGGTTTGTTTACTCAAAACCTCTCTTTTAAGAATTTAAAGGAGTTTGGTTTCACCATGTGCGATGTAGATAGACACTCGAAGAGTTTGACGAGTTTTCTCACTCGGGTCAAAGATTGGCTGGTTACTGTTGTGTGTAAAATCGCTACGTGTTGCGGTTATGAGTTGAATAAAGAGTATACGCGTTTTGATAGTGAGTTACAGAGTATTGGTTTTTTGCTTAAGGAAATTATGTCTACCTATTTGAAAGAGGATGGTACACTTAATTTGAGCATTAATCCGCTTGTTGATCGAATTGATTTATTAATTCTCGACATGAATATTAAGTTGCATGCGACAAAGGAGGATGCTCCTATTCGTCAAGTCATACTTAATTTTGCTCGTACTCTTGATCCTGTTCGTAAGTTGTTGCGTGAGAGTGGTTATACTGAACGTTCTGAGCCTTTTCTGTACTATGTGGTTTCACATCCTGGTGCAGGTAAGACTTTCGTGGCTGATTATGTCGCCAAGGCTGCTATGACTTCGTGTATGACCCGGATGGAATTGCTTGATTTTAAGAGCAATCCCGGTCGTATGAATTATAGTTATCCTGTAGGAGCGAAGCATCATGATGCTTACCATGGACAATGGGGTTTGTCCATGAATGATGCGTTTACCGCTACTGATGCCGAAGGAGTTGAGAGTGAAGCTACTTTTGTTGTTAATGCTATTGGTTGCAATGAGTTTAAATTGCCTCAGGCTGTTGCTGAGAAGAAAGCTTTGGTAAAGATGTTATCGAAGTTCGTTGCTATTAATGGCAATATGACTTGGTTTCCTACTGATTGCATGAAGTCTATGCGTACTCAGAAGGCTCTCACTAGACGTCTTAATCGAAACTGTTGGTATTTAACAGTTAAGCGTCAATATTGGCAGGATGGAGCTGAGAAGCTTCGTCGTTATCAGCCTTTGGGTCCTGGAATTGATGCTTCAGATCCAAGGTTTTTTGCTGAGATTGACCCCGTTAAGGCTGCTCGTAATGCTGATCCAGAGACTGGAATTAATTACGATTGTTATGAGTATGTCGAATGGGATTGTGAGAGGAATACCACCAAGGTGGGTGGTCGAGTTCTTGATATGGAGCATTGGTTGCAATTACAGCGTGAGTTATTTAAGGCTTCTTGTGATAGTGGTGTGCTGAAGGCCAGGTCAGCTAAGATTGATACTGATAGATTAGTGAATCGTAGATTGGCTGAGTTAGATCGTGAAGAGAGAATACAGAGTGATGATGTTTCTTATATGTCTGCTCATATGGATAGTGTCTTGTCTGGAGATTGTGATAGTGATTTGTCTGCTCTAGATTTTGACGACTGTTGGGATCAGGACACTCATTGTGACGAGTTTGGTCGCCGTGGAGTGCTGTCTCATGCTCAGTTGCATGCAAGGATTTCCGCTAAGTGTAAGATGTATCGTGAAACTAAGGTTTCTTTGGTTCCGTTACTTGAAGCCATTGATGAGT